GTTGTAGTAGGAGGAAATGTTTCTGCATTATCATTTATTGGGGATGGAAGTAGATTAACAGGATTATTATTAACTTCAAATGGTACAAATTTAAGCAATTATGTATTGTCTTCAAGTAATGTATTGGTAAAACGCATAGGAACAGATATAGGTTTTGGGAGTAATTATTCCAAGATATTAGATACAAATGCAAGCAATTACATAGTGTCGACCAGTAATATATTAGTGAATCGTATTAGTTTTGGAAGTAATTATTCTGAAATGTTAAATATTTTTGGAAGTAATTATTCTGAAAAGTTGGATATTTTTGGAAGTAATTATTCTGAAAAGTTGGATATTTTTGGAAGTAATTATTCCAAGATATTAGATACAAATGCAAGCAATTACATAGTGTCGACCAGTAATATATTAGTGAATCGTATTAGTTTTGGAAGTAATTATTCCAAGATATTAGATACAAATGCAAGCAACTATGTATTATCTTCAAGTTATAGTTTGGTAAATAAAATAGGAATTGAAGTCGGTTTTGGAAGTAATTATGTATTATCAACAAGTAATATTTTGGTGAATAGAATAGTAGAAACTAATAAGTGGTTAACATCGAATGGTAGTATATATTATAATACATCAAATGTTGGTATTGGAACAAGTTTCCCAAATAGTAAACTTCATCTATATGATTCGCGAAATATATATGATGATCTAAATATAAATGACCCACTTAGTATTTATACTACAACGCGATTATTACTTCAAAATAGCAATGTTGTCTATTATACTCCTGTAATAGTAACAACACCTGTTCCATCAGTACGTTATACCGGTTTAACGATGAACGACGGTACACCTCAATACAATATATTTGTACCTTCCCAAATTACAAGTGAAACTATTCAAGATATACCAGACAAAATTTTGATTTTTAGAGAAGGGACATCCACTTTTGTAGTTCCATCAGGTGGTATTAGTTGTGATATTTTAATGATTGGCGGAGGAGGCGCTGGCGGTCAACTCGCTGGTGGCGGAGGTGCAGGTTCATGCATAATTGCACTAGGTCAAATATTTACTGCTTCTGCGAGTGTTTCAGTAACTGTAGGAGATGGACAAAAAGAGAGATTGTATACAGTTTTTTCGGGATATGATAGTTCAATATCTATAAATAGTACTATAAAATATAATGCAAAAGGAGGTGGTAGAGGTGCATACAAAAGCACAACAGGATATATTGGTGGTTGTGGCGGTGGAGGAGGTGTTGGAGATGGTACTCCAAGAACAGGGGGTACAACATCAAGTTTAAATATTGTTAATGGAATTGTAACAGGTCCAATTAGAACATCAAATTATGCTGTTTTAGGTAATAACGGAGGAAATCAATTTGAAACGAATAGCAATATTGCAGGTGCATATCTTGCCCCGGGAGGTGGAGGTATAGGAAGTGCAGGTATAGACCATTTATCAGGGGGGCTTACAGGTTGTGCTGGAGGTGCAGGATTAAATGAAATAATATTTGGAACAAATACGTATAATTTCAAAAGATATTTTGCAAATAATGGTGAATTCGGACAAAATAATGGTTATATTGGTGGTGGAGGGGGTGGAATTTCACGATACGCAACAACAACTGCGAGTGGTGGTATAGGAGGGGGAGGTTTTGGGCGCGACTTTGTTAATAATTCATTCCCTGTATCGGGATATACTAATACAGGAAGTGGAGGTGGTGGTGGAAATGAAAGTGGAGGAGGTAGTGGAGGTTCAGGGATAGTTATTATAAGATATAGGTCATTAATACCACCACGTATATGCACTCCGTCAATAGAATTAATTAGAGGCACCGCTGGTGATTCTAATGTAGACTATAAATTAGCAAATTATAATGGTGATTTTAAAATAATATCTTCAACATCAGGAATTAATACAGATGCATTAGTTATTAACCAAAGTAGCAATGTTGCAATTGGAGGAAGTGTAACAGCATCATCATTTATTGGGGATGGAAGTAGATTAACGGGAATAGGGTTAGGGTCAGGGTCAGGAACAGGGAATAGTCAATGGACAACTTTAAATCAAATGATATATTATAGTAGTAATGTTGCAATTGGAGGAAGTGTAACCGCATTATCATTTATTGGGGATGGAAGTAGATTAACAGGAACAGGGGATAGTCAATGGACAACTTCAAATCAAATGATATATTATAACACTTCAAATGTTGGTATAGGCACAAGTGTTGCAAGTAGTAAATTACATATTTATGATGATGTAATAAATGAAACAAAAATAACAATACAAAATAATTTTATTACAGATTCTCCTACAATTGCATCTATCGAATTAATAAGAGGAGATTATTATGATAATAATACAGATTATAAAATTGAGAATTATAATGGTGATTTTAAAATTATATCTTCAACATCAGGAATTAATACAGATGCATTTGTAATTAACCAAAGTAGTAATGTTGTTATTGGAGGAAGTGTTGTTGCAACAAGTTTCTTTGGAAATGGAGGAGGATTAACAGGATTATTATTAACTTCGAATGATACAAATTTAAGTAATTACATAGTATCAACAAGTAATATTTTGGTAGATAGAATAATGACTGAAGTAGGTTATGCAAGTAATTATTCTGCAAGGTTAGATAGTAATGCAAGTAATTACATAGTATCAACAAGTAATATTTTGGTAGATAGAATAATGACTAAAGTAGGTTATGCAAGCAATTATGTATTATCGACAAGCAATATTTTGGTGAATAAAATAGATTCAGTAAGCAATAAATGGACCACAACAAATACAGGTATATATTATAATTCCAATGTTGGAATTGGCACCAGTTTTCCTTCTAATAAACTACATTTATATGATGATGAAAATATGACTACCACATTAACAATTCAAAATAAGAAAAGTTTTCCTTATTATGATACACCTACAATAGAATCAACGCCTGCTGAATATGCAAGTGGAACTATTACAAATTCCATAGATAAATTTATGATTTACACATCAGGAACTACGAGTTTCACAGTTCCTGATAGTGGTATTTATTGTGATATTTTAATTATTGGTGGAGGAGGCGCTGGCGGATATGGAAATGGAGGTGGAGGTGGAGGTGGAGGTGCTGGCGCGTGCATAATAGCAATAAATCAACTATTTAGCGCATCAGCAAGTGTTTCTGTAACTGTTGGAAACGGCGATATCAACAGTAGCACTATCATAGGTGAAGGACAAGCAAGTTCAATAACAATAAATGGAGCTATAAAATATCTTGCAAAAGGAGGTGGAAGAGGTGCCAATCAATATGAAGCAGGAAATAATGGTGGTTGTGGTGGTGGTGCAGGAATAGGAGGTTATAATTATTCAGCATCAGGTGGTCTACCACTAACTTCAAATATTGTTAATGGGATTTTGACAGGACCAGTTACAACATCAAATTATGTTGTATTAGGTAATAAAGGTGGGAACCAAAATCAAAGCATCACAACATCAAGTGACAGTCGTCTTTGTACGGCGGGAGGTGGTGGTATAGGAGGAGTTGGTATGGACCATATTTTAACCAATCCTGAAACACTTGTAGGCGGAGATGGAGGTGCTGGATTAAATCAAGTAACAATTGGTACAACCACGTATAATTTCAAAAGTTATTTTGCAAATAACACTACATTTGGTAATAACAATGATGGCTATATTGGCGGCGGAGGGGGGGGTACTGCGATAATTTCATCACCTCTTGTTAAGGGTGGTATAGGAGGGGGGGGGAATGGTGGTTCGAGTTATATCCTGAAGACAGCGGGATCTCCTAATACAGGTGGTGGCGGGGGAGGAGGGGGGGGCGGAGGGTTTGTAGGTGGAGGTAATGGAGGTTCGGGATTAGTTATTATAAGATATAGGTCTGCCGTGACACTCATAGGCGATTCATCTATCGAACTAACACGAGGTATTTCAAATGATAATAATACAGATTATAAAATAGGTAATTATAATGGTGATTTTAAAATTATATCTTCAACATCAGGAATTAATACAGACGCATTTGTAATTAACCAAAGTAGTAATGTTGCAGTTAGAGGAAGTGTAACCGCATTATCATTTATTGGGGATGGAAGTAGATTAACCGGAATAGTGTCAGGAACAGGAACAGGAAACAGTCAATGGACTACTTCTAACAATATGATATATTATAACACTTCTAATGTTGGTATTGGCACCAGTTTACCGGAAAGTAAACTACATTTATATGATAATACAATAACTGAAACAAAATTAACAATACATAATAATTATCTATTTTCATCACCAATCCCTACTACAACAGGGAAAACAGGGATTTATACATATAATATATTTACATATACAGGAGAAACAGCTGGTGCCGGTTCAAGACAAACTCTATATACTATTAATGTTCCAAATGGAGGTATTATATGCGATATATTAATAGTTGGTGGTGGAGGTGCAGGAGGTAATATTTATGGTGGTGGTGGTGGTGCAGGAGGTGTTGTATATGCTATAAATCAAACACTTTCACAAGGAACATATCAGATAAGGGTTGGTAATGGAGGAACCGGTTTAAACCCTCCTTCCAGTGGATATGGAACAGTTGGTGCAAATCAAGATGGAGCAGATAGTGCTTTGATGAATAGTTTAGGAAATTCGTATATTTCTCAAACATTAGGTGGAGTTTCCCAACAAATGCGAGGATATGGAGGGGGGGGCGGGGCAGTATATAGTTCTACTATACAAAGTGATTTAGTATTCATAACTTCAACCCCTGTTGCAACTACAACAGGAGCAACCGGAATTTATAAATATATGGTTTTTACATATACAACAGAAACAGCTGGAACTGATACTGGACAAACTTTGTATACTATTAATGTGCCATCCGGAGGTATAATATGTGATATATTAATGGTTGGCGGAGGAGGTGCAGGTGGGAAAGATCTTGGTGGAGGCGGAGGTGGTGGTGCTGTGTTATATGGAACAAATATAATTATAGATCAAGGTAGTTATAATCTGAAAGTTGGCAATGGTGCAATACAAGGAGAAGTTAGAGGAAAATCAACAGAAGGGTTCGGTGCAACTATATTAGGAGGTGGTTGTGCAGGTGATGTTCCTTGGTTAACTTCGACAACAGCAAATAGCGGGGGTAGTGGTGCAGGTGCAAAATTAAAGACAGATAGTGTAGGAGGAGTAGGTATATCTACAAAGGGAAGTATTTTAACGAAGGCATTATTATATGATGGTAAAAATGGTGGACAAGGAGAAGATGCAACGACTAACGGGATTGGACCCAGAGCAGGTGGAGGAGGTGGCCTTGTCAGCGTAGGAACACAAAATGGAGGAAATGGTTTTTTAGTTAATATTACAGGTATTGATTATTATTGGGGTGGAGGAGGTGGTGGAGGAGTTTCTGGTGAAAACAGTGTACCCAGTAATGGAGGAATAGGAGGTGGGGGAGCTGGTGAGAAATATGTTAATAATAATAGGACATACGGTATAGTAGGAGGAAGTTCTTATACATTACCAATACTTATGAATGCAGGACAACATACTGGCGGAGGCGGAGGAGGTTCGGGGATGGGAAGTACAATTGCTGGAAAAGGAGGGTCTGGTATTATTATAATAAGATATGTATTACAATCACCCGACGTGAAAGGAAGAACTGGGGGGAGTAGCGGAGGTTGTGGTCCTTACACCCAATTGTCTATCATAAATACTGCGAATTCATCATTACAAGGAAATACATATTGGAATGGGACTGCTTATGTTGCAGGAGGTAAATCCGGACGATCAAATTCATATGGTGTCACATTTGGCGGTGGTGGTGGGGGGGCTGGTGATGTGTCTACAGTTGCAATGAATGGGACTAACGGGGTTGCAATTGATATGACAGGTATAATTCCTACACCATTTTATGCGGCAGGTGGAGGAGGCGCACAAGACCAAATTAATGGTTTTACAACATATGGGTTAGGAGGTAGTTTAATAGGTGGTAATGGTGGAATAGGATCCGGCGTAAATTACCCCAGAGCACCAGGTAATGGTTTAGCAGGAACTGGTTCTGGTGGAGGCGGTTCAGATCGTACAACTTCACCAATTGCAGGTTCTGGTGGGTCAGGAATTGTTATTATAAGATATATACTATCAACACGTCCTACATCATCTTCAATTGGACTTTTAAGAGGTGTTTCAAATGATAGTAATACAGATTATCAAATTGGGAATTATGATGGAACTTTCAAAATAATATCTTCAACATCAGGAATTAATACAGATGCATTAGTTATTAACCAAAGTAGTAATGTTGTAGTTAGTGGAAGTATTGCAGTTAGTGGAAGTATTGCAGTTAGTAGTAATGTTGTAGTTAATGGAAGTGTTGCAGCTGCAAGTTTCTTTGGAGATGGAAGAGGATTATCAGGAATATTATTATCTTCAAATGATACAAATTTAAGTAATTATGTATTATCAACCAGTAATATATTAGTGAATAGAATAGGAAGCGGTGGTTCAGGCGGAAGCAGTCAGTGGACAACATTGAATAATAATATATATTATAATTCCAATGTTGGAATTGGCACCAGTTTACCGGAAAGTAAACTACATATACACGATAATACTACAAGTTTAACAAAATTAATAATACAAAATAATAGTATTAATCTTAATATAACTTCAAGCCCTAATGCAACGACAATAGGATATGTAGATAATTACAGATACGATGTTTTCACATATACAGGAGAAACAGCTGGTGCCGGTTCAAGACAAACTCAATATACTATTACTGTGCCATATGGAGGTATAATATGTGATATTTTGATGGTTGGTGGAGGAGGTGCAGGAGGTAATAATTATGGTGGTGGCGGGGGTGCAGGAGGTGTTGTATATGCTGTAAATCAAACACTTTCGCAAGGAACATATTATATTAATGTAGGAAATGGAGGAACTGGTTTACAACCTGATAATAATCAGGGAACAGTAGGTGTAAATCAAGATGGAGCAAATAGTATTATATTGGATGGTTTTCTATCTTCTTATGTTAAAACATTAGGAGGACTTTCTCAAAATATGATCGCATATGGAGGGGGGGGAGGGGGTGTTACAGCTTGGGATCCTGACACTCTTAACAATTTGAAAGGGAGAAATGGAGGAAGTGGCGGAGGAGCAGCTGAATATAATAAATCTATATTATATACAGCTGGCACTGCAGTACAAGGAGCTACATATTGGAACGGCACTGCATATGTTGCAGGAGGTAAAGCTGGGCGACAAAATGTGACATCTACAACAGCTGATCAAATCGGAGGAGGTGGTGGGGGAGCTGGTGCAATATCTTCTGATTATAGAAATGGTAATGACGGAGTTGCAATAGATATAACAGGTACAACTAAATATTATGCAGCGGGTGGAGGTGCTGCACAAACAACTACTTATGGTTCATCAACATTCGGTTTAGGAGGTAATTCAATAGGAGGAAATGGGGCTTTAGGACCTGCAACAAGAGCACCAACTTCTGGTTTTACTGGAACAGGTTCAGGTGGAGGTGGTGGGATGTATCCACCAGGAGCAATTGCTGGGTCTGGTGGTTCTGGGATTGTAATTATACGTTATATAGGAACGCAATCATCTTCAGCTATTGAATTAATAAGAGGAAGTATAAGTGATAATAATATAGATTATAAAATTGGGAATTATGGTGGAGATTTTAAAGTACAATCATCAGTATCTGGGACATCAACCGATAGATTAACAATAAACTCATCAGGTAATATAGGAATCGGAACAACAAACCCAGGCTTTCTTTTAGAAGTAGCAACTGGGACAGGATCAACATTAACCACTTCATATACGTATTTTAAATTATCAACAGCGCTATTATCTGCGTCGACAGCAATTGCAGATATTTGCTCGAAGTTTAATTCCAGTATATGGACTGCGAACGGTGGTTCAGTTATTGCAAGTAGTGATAGTAGAATCAAAGAAGACATTCAAGATATTAATGATGATGGTGCATTACAAAGTATATTAGCTATTCAACCAAAAACATATAAGTATATTGATAAAGTAATGAAGGGCAACGCCAAAGTATATGGATTTATAGCACAGCAGATAAGGGAAGTTATACCAGAAGCAATAAGTATTCAAAAATCATATATACCTAATATCATGTTATTAGCAGATTACAATAATCATATCATAACATTACCTTCACAACCGATTTACATTATAAAACAAAATGACAATATTAAATGTTATGACAAAGATTATAAGGATGTTTTCGTGGATGTTGAAGAGGTTATAGATGGCTTAACATTTAGGATTAAAGAACCAGAAAAAGAATATACGGATACTAAAATATTTGTATATGGAACAGAAATATATGACTTCCATACATTAGACAAAAATTATATATACACTTTGAATGTATGTGCTACGCAGGAATTACATCGACGAATTGAATCACAAAATATAACTATAAAAGCTCAAGAAGAACGCATCAAAGAATTAGAAACAAAGATGGTGCTGGTTCTAAATCATGTATCTATATAATTTAATCATATATGTATTATTATCTACATAAAATGGTAATGGTTATACTATAATAATTTGAAATAAACATCTATATATCAATATTAATCATATTAATATTAATAATATTAATAATATTAATAATTAATATAATGAGTGAAAAAATCGAAGAAGAAAAGAGCGTCTTTAAGATGGCGCATAATTTAGAATTTAAAATAGAAAAAATATTATCAAAGACTGAATCGCTTGTATTATTATGCAGTAAAGCATCGGGGTATTGGAGTATGATCAAGTTTTGCTTCGCAATCCCTCTCGTAATAACATCATCGGCGATGTGTGTAATTAATTCTATAAGTGATAATGCAGAAGATGTTAAAATACCAAACATTTGCGTTAATGCGGTGAGCGTATTAATAATGTCTTTAAATAATAGTATCAAAGCAAGTGAGAAGTGCGATCTCTTCAGGCGTATAGGTCAGCAACTTTTATTACTTACCGGAAAAATAGAAAATGATAATGAGATTAAAGAAGACGACTTTAAATTGTTGGCGATGTCCTACGAAAATCTTGTGAATGATATACCTTTCGAAGATATACCAGAAAGATACAAACGGCAAGTTATTGAAAGTTTTAAAGGTAGATATTTACCATTACAGCTTAATGGAACAATAGGTAATAATGAATCGTATAAAAAAAATTCAGCAGAAATTGTAATGCGCCAGCAAAATGCAATAATGAATGTATAATATATACTTAATATACTACGTTATATTATATATCTTGGTCAATGTCATTGTCATTATAATCATTATAATTATCATTATCTACGCAATTATAATCGTCGTCTTTCTCATCGTCTTTGTAATCATTCACATCGTTTCCATCATCTTTTTTGGCATCAATATCCGCAGCGTCAGCCGCGTCATTTACATCAATGTTATAATTATCCTTGATAATACCTGCTGCTTTAACTTGGCGACGTATTTCATTTTCTTCAATATCAAGGTTTTGATTTTCTTTTAATTTTATATTTTTATATTCCTCACGTTTTTTATTAATAAAAATAGTAATTTCTTCAGGTGTTAAAAATTTATTATAATTTCCTTCTAAATAACTTTTTAAATATTCATATAATTCTTCTGCATTATATGTTATAAACTCACTTGGAATATTTTCAATTCCAGATAAATCAGGATGGTTTAAACAATTACTAATAATCAAAATATTAATTGTATTTATTAATTCCATATTATCATTATTAGTAATTTTATTCAACTTATAAAGATGCTTAATAATATTCTTAATTTCTTTAATTGTAGTAATAATTTTACTTACCAATGTTTCATTATCTTTGTATGTTGGGGATGAATTAACATTAACATATAATATTTTGCATATGTTAAGTAATAGTTCTCTGTAATTAATATATTTACAATTCAAAAAGTCTGTACTTATATTTTTTTTAACTTTTTTAAGCTTTTTAATATTATTACTTATAACAGTTTCCACTTGATCTATTTCGTAATTTATAATATTGTCAATTAAATTATTTGGTAATAGTTCAGATACATCACGCATGTCTTGTAACCACTTATCTATATTGTTGCTATTAATGCTGTAAATATATGGCTTTTTATCAATATATTTAATATTTTTGTATTTTTCTCTTATTTCTTTTGCATATATGTCGTCATCGTCATGACCACTATTTTCCTCTTCAATCTCAAAGTCATCGCTTTCATCGCTGCTGTCGCTACTGCCCTTTCTACCGTTTCCTTTGCCTTTGCCTTTGCCTTTTTTGGTTTTCTTTTTGATTACTTTCGGTGCAGTAAAACGAACGTCTCTTTCCTTGTTAATTAGTCTCATATTAGAATAACGTTCCTTTAATTTTATTATTTCGGTATTATTTGTAATTTCAAAATCGGATATATCATTAAAATTATTATCTAATTTGCGCAGGCAACAACCTTGAATATATTTATGTATTTTTTCAAATTTTGAATTATTACTGGGTGTAAATAATAATTTATCTATATAATATCGTTCCTCGTCGGTATGCTTATATTTATCAGTATTACATTTATTTTTCCTTTCAGTATCATTCTTATTTAACAATTCATTCAAAATATCTTTGTCCTTATCTTTGTATTCTTCTTGAATTATAAGTATCAAGGTTTGTTTTAAACCTTTAATATTTATCATATAATCATTTTTATCAGTGTATTTAAAGAAATCGCTAATAATCTCTATGATATAATATAATAATCCACGTGTATTCAGCTTATCGATATGGTTAGGATTTAAATAATTCATATTAAGAGACACCTTTTTATTAATTATATTTTCTTGCGTTTCCACAATCCAGAAGCAAATCGAATTAAAAAAGATTTTATTAATATTTTCTATAAAATTATCATTTACCTTTTTAATTATATCTGCATACATTTTGTCAATATGTTTACTATATGAGATGTGAGCGGGTGTCATTATGGCATATTTTTTTGCATATTTGGGAGCATCTTCAACATTCTTCTTTTCAAATTCCTTTAAGTATTTATCATATCGCGTTGATATGCTACGATATTTTTTAAATAAATAATTAGACAAATCGTCAAAGTCGATGTCGATATTTGCGACATCATTAATTTTTTTTATCATTTCAAGTATTATTTTTAACATTTCAATAAATCCCTTTTCATTGCGAAAGTTAATATTTGAGATATATCTATTCAAATCATAAGTATTTGCTAATTTATTTGGCGGGTCAACTTGAATGTTATT